TATTGATTAGACAATCGTGCCCAACCAGCAAGAGCAATGAAGAATCTTCTCAAGTTTTTGAGAATGGATTACCGGCCTGATGCCGGATTGAAGACACGCTCCGAAATGGAGCGCTTTGCTGACCCGGATTGGGCACTTCTCATGTGTCAAGGCCGGATGACCACCGCGCACGCTGATAATATCCAGCGGTGGTATGAGGGTGAGCTGTCTACGGACGTGTTCATCCCTGAGGTTGCCCCCAAGAATGGGGAAGGGCAGGGCTCTAGTCCCTTGCCAGCGGTGGAAATGCCCTCACCGCAACCCTCCGATAACGATCAGGAGGGTGACGATCTAGCCCCATGGCTGGAGGAGCGGTTTGAGCTCCTAAAGCTAGAGGCTGAGATTGCGGCCCCAAGCGTGGAGGCCGAGGGTCAGGAGGAAACGGTCGTCTTCGGGCCGGAGTACCCTGAGGAGTACCGGGTCAATTTGTGTCGGGCCCTGGTACCGTTTGTCCCACCGCCGCCGGAGCGTGTGGATGCCCCTGCTCATGTGCAGGTGGAGGAAGGCCGCTGCAGCACAATTGCGGCGAGCTTCCGGGCGTGTGGAGGTGCAGTTTTGGCCTCTGCTTATGCAGCTCTAGCGACGGCTATGGGCTCCGCCACGGAGGCATGCAAAACCATCGCTTCGGCAGCAGCGGTGGCTAGCAAGGAGGTCCCACTGGATATAACAGTGGAGGGCCCAGCTGTCCCCATGCAGGAGCCCGGAGCTCCCATGGGTTACGTCACAAGCGCCTCCATAGCGATGGAATTAAGAAGGCGCTTTGGCATGCCTGTCCGGACCCCCGCAAACTCAGAGCTAGGGGGGCGAGTGGCGCGAGAAATACTCGCGGACAGATGCGGCTCTACCAGAAGTGATGCCTGGTACATGAGCCAAGAAGCGGTCGACTTCTGGCTTCGACCCACCGTGGTAGACCTGGTCCAAAGGACCAGGCCGGTGGGTTTTTGCTAGGGGACGTTGAGGCACGGTGTGGGGTGGAGACTAAGATAAAGCCAGATGTACTTAGCCCTCACATTCGTGTCAAACTTGCTGCACGTCCCCGAAACGTGCAACGGACGAGCTACTTCATCGATGCCGTCCGTCCGGAAGCGGACATCGGGGTCCACAACAACTCCCTCAACAATTTGGTTAGAGGGATCAATGAACGGGTGTTTTACACTGACAATAAGGGGACTCTGCCCCTCAAACCCGTTACCGGTGCTTTCCAGGCAATCGAGGTTGGCATTCGCGCCTTCAAGATTACTCCCTGGACCATGGAAGAAGTGGTTGAATCTTACACTGGCCGCCTAAAAACGCGATATCAAAAGGCGATGGAATCAGTGTTAGCGTCCCCCCTCACGGCAAAGGATGCTAAGGTTGCCACATTCATCAAAGCGGAGAAGGTCAACTTCACGGCTAAGCCTGATCCGGCACCTAGAGTTATACAACCTAGGGACCCCCGCTTCAACGTGGTCTTTGCGAAGTACATCAAGCCTCTCGAGCCTTTGCTGTACAAACAGCTGGGAAAGCTGTACAAATACCCCTGCATTGCAAAGGGGTTTAACGCGATCCAAACCGGAGAAATTATCGCGAAGAAATGGAAATTGTTTCAATCTCCGGTTTGTGTAGGGTTGGATGCATCTAGGTTTGACCAACATGTGTCACCTGATGCTTTGAAGTTCACACATTCAGTTTACAAGAAGTTCATAAACAATGCCGAATTTGATTGGCTTCTTAAACGAATGTACGTGAATAAAGGAATAGGAACGGCCAAAGATGGCATCGTTCATTACACAGTGCACGGCAATAGAATGAGTGGTGACATGGATACCGCTCTTGGAAACTGTGTCTTGATGGTGTTGATGACTAGACAGTTGTGCGTGAACTTAGACATTCCTCATGAGCTCATGGACAACGGTGATGATTGCATTGTCATCTTTGAGGAGGAGCATCTGTCGAAGTTCAACACGGCTGTGAAGGGTTACTTTGCTGATCTAGGGTTCACCATGAAGGTTGAACCCCCCGTTAGTACACTGGAGAAGGTAGAGTTCTGTCAGACTCAGCCCATTTTCGACGGGACCAAATGGAGAATGGTTAGACAGCTCACTAGCATTGCCAAGGATCTGAACAGTGTGATCCAATGGGAACAGCTACCGCTGTGGTGGCGGGCAATAGGAGAGAGTGGATTGGCGCTGGCTGGTGGCATACCAGTGTTCACAGAGTTCTACAAGTGGCTCATTCGCGCATCCTCCTCCAGGGCTAGTAAAGTGAAGTTACACCCCCTATTCCAAAGTGGAATCACCAACCTGATCAAAGACATGGATTGTAGCGGAGAGGAGATAGGTACTGAGGCACGCATGAGTTTTGCGGCTGCTTTTGGAATCCTACCTTCCATGCAGATCGCGTTGGAAGAAACGTACAAAATCTTGGGTCCCCCCGGTACCCAAGTCAAGCAACCGGTTTTGAAGGCGGAATGGAGGCTCTTCAATGAATATTTTAGGCCTGATTCCCTCCAGTGCCTAACCAGTTGTGAGAGGTCACCCCACGAGTTGGAAGACATTTACCTAAAGGGGTTGATGAAGTTGTGGACTCCGCACTCGGACTACAAAGCCTATCAAGTGAGTGCAAGTTGGTATCGGGATAACCAACACTAAATAACCCGATGTGTAAAGGGATGCCGGCCCATGGCCACCATGAATAGACATGGTTATGTCGGACTTGTTGCCTTGAGTAGTTAGTCGTTCCCCCACCCCCGTACTGGTCCCCGGGGGGCTGGGTAATAGAATGACTGCTATTATCAATGTCTATCCAAACAACCAAGGCGAACAACAAAGAGGAACTCCTAGAGCTACTGGGAGCAGGACTGAAAGAGGAGCTGGAAGAATCAGGACTGGGGAAAATCGTTCCCGTCCACGTGGACAGCAAGATCGTTCACACCCAGCTGCTTCCCGCCAGGGCGCGACAAAGCCTAGTGTCCAGGCTGCTACAAAAGCGAGCAACAAAGTTCACAGGGGGACTTCTGTTCATCCCTCAGCTCGTAGTAGTGTTTGTCCCCCACGTCCCAGACCACTGCCCCGGCACCGTGACCCTATGGGTCCACGATCCGATCCTCCCGAACAACAACGACGTGTGCGGCAGAGTGACCTTGCCCCTGAACAATGGGCAGCAATTCGTCCTCTTTCAACCGCACTACTCAATACCGTTGGCGGATTCGGTGGGGGGCAGGCCAAGGTGCTTCAGCGTTGTCTGCGAGCAATCAGGTACGGGCACTCTGAATGGCGGAAGCGCATTCAGCCTATTCCTAATGTGGGAGCCGGAGATAAGTCATCAGGCACACAATTACCTCCCACAGGCTCCGATTCAGTCCCCAGTCAAGAGGGAAGCCCTCCGCAACCTCCTGCTGACCAAACCGATGTTAAGGGACCAGTCTCTACTGGCCACAACAAGTCAGAGGTTTGCGAGAAGTGTCGCGGTTCCACCCACCCAAATGTGTATTAGGTGTGGAGCGACCACTGGGAAGGACCACCTCTGTCCAAGCGGGGCTTGACAACCCCAACAAACTCAGCCGGGAAGAACTTGCAAGAGCCGGAGAGGTAGCGTTTACTCCATGTCTAGCTGGCGCATGGTTTTAGTGTACATACAAATCCAGGGATCAGCGCCTGGCGGCACACCACTTGTCGCAACTCAGTGGGGATCCCATGGATAGGCACTTAGATGAGTCGAGTCCATGGTTGAGTTTGGGTGTCTTGAAGGATCGGTTGGTCTTGAGATTGAGGCGTGAGTGTGCTGGATCCTGGGAAACAGGTTTAACGGGCGACTAGTCACCGCCGACGCATCACCACAATATAGCCTCTCAAGTGTGGGCACGGGACCCACAGCCAACAGAGGGAAGCAGACATCCTGTTTACAAAAACCAAAAATAGCTTGGTGACCCAGGTCACCCCCCCTCCATTGTCGGGTGGTTGGGGCCTTCTCACGACCATGTGCAATATTCAGCACATGTGGGTGTGGTACACGGTATGGCCACAAGGGAGAAAACCCTCCAAATCCGTTGACCGTCGTCAGGTCACCGACCTGCTGGTCTTAGCAGGCGTTGGATACGTACATCCCTGGAGCAGCACCAGAAAGTCCCGGGCATTACAATAGGGATAAAGCTGTGAGATCGTATTTTAGCGTCGAGTGCAGCACTCGGCGCGCCC